GTGCGAGGGAGATTGTGGTGATTCCAAGTTGCCTTCCTTTCAAGATGACAAAGAAATGAACATCATCCTGCAAGCCCTTAGCGATCTCATTCATCACATAGGTTTGAGTACCTAGGAGGTTGTCCATTTTTCGTAAGCCTTGCTCTTTGGTTTCAATCTTGAGCTGCTTACAAAAGTAGTAAAAATGCTGGAGGTTAAATTTACTCATGGTTTACCCAGGGTAATTTGCCATTGTGTTTTTCAAGCATGATCTTGTTGCCATGTTCAAAAAACTCCTTCTGAACACCGCAAGTACCGCCAAGCCTAAAGTTAAAGGTGTGTTTACCTGTACCTGCAAAGTTTGGAAATAATTGCTTGGCAGTGGCATAGAACATACGATCCACCTGCGGGCTAGGATTGTTTAGAACAATAGAGATTTGCTTGAGCAGATCTGTTTTCATGCCCCACATACACCAGTCCACAAAGCGGTGACCAGGAATGTTCCAGACATCGGATGATTCCCCTAGGGCTTCGCAGTTATCCTCGCAAATAAAGTTCCCGTCTTGGTCATTTACTTTGCGGAATGAATATGCCCAGTCGTAGCCTTCATTGATTTTGTCCATGATAGATTGCACATGGTCTTTCTCGTACCAGTCATCATCATTGCAAAAGAAAGTGACATCCTCGGTAATCAGGTGAGGGGCAGCAGATAGCCAGCGTTGCCCAGCCCAGCCATTGCCACCAATCGGCTTACCCCAGTAACAGAACACAGCATCAGATATAGCTTTGTAATATTCAAACTGTTGAAAGCCAAAATCTCCGTCACACAAAACATAGTGCTGACAAGGGTAGGTTTGTTTAGCCACGGATTCAAGACATTGTTCAAGCTGCTCAGGTCTTTTGCCATTCGTTACGGTCACTACGGCTGCTGTTTTCAATTGTGTTTACCTAATCGTTTGGTTTCAAAGTCTGGAATGTCCCAGTACGCCACCTTGAGCCTAGCAGTATGGTTTTTAGCAAGACTGATTAAGCCGTCATAGGTCATCTGGCTAAACCGTTCCTTCCATTCTGCCGCTAGCTTTATTTTCTGTCTCTTGGTCTTGCAGGAAATGGCTCTTAACATCTCTGTCTTGTACATTAGCCGTTCTTCCCGCAATCTCTCCTGGTCAGTGGACGCAATCACCATCTTCAGGCTCTAACAGTTGCTTTAAGCGCAAGATCTCCGCTTCAGCCATCATTAGGAGTTCAGATGACTTGCCATGTACACGCATCAGCTCATGGAAGATGTCATCCTTGCTCATAGCCCATACTCTTGTCATGTATTCCTTTTTGGCAAGATCTCCAGCCTTTTCAATGTACTGCTGGACTGATACAGCGTCTTTTGTTCCGTTTTCCACATTAACCCCCAAAGTAAGATAAAACACATTCAAGATGGCTAGTCATATCTGGATCACACACCTCTAGCGCTTGATTCAATCTAGCAATCACAATCTGGTCTAACAGCGTTACGACCTTGTCATCGTTGGCAACTTGTAGGTTTATTCCGTTCTCCATACTCTGACTCCTTCCCCGTCTTTACGGGCTATGAATTTCTTGTTTAACAACTTACCTGTTCTGTAATTGGCATTACAAACAATTTGCAGCTTCCCCGCTGGTACAAAGAATGACTCTCCGACTTCCATGACTTTATATGGGTACACATTGCGTTTTTTCTCAGGGGGTATTGGAATATTTTTTTCAACCTCAATACTCATTGTAGTATTCTCCTTATAACTCAACTCATCATATTACCACCATGATACACACATACAACGAATATCATCTAGGCGATAACCTCATTCATCTCAATTACTTGAGAAGGGTTTGTGAGCAAAACCCCCATCTTGAGTTTATCCACCACTGTCATACGCAGTACCACAGCCAGCTTGTTCCCTTATGTGAGGGCTTGCCTATTCTTCTGAAGGATCTAGCTATTCCTCCTAGTGCTATTAATGCTTGGATTGGCAGGGAGAACTATTTTCACAACCACCCTTTAAGACGCAAGTGGGCGCAATTTCACATGGAGTGGTTTGATAGGCTCTCAGATGATCTGGAAGTGCCATGCCCAATAGCTACCCCTGAAGATCTGCTGTTTGATTACCCCGCTTTGAAAGAGCCATGCAGATACGAGTTTGACCTACTGGTAATCAATGCTCCCCCTCAGTCTGGGCAGTTACCTGACTTTAGTGCGGAATTCTTTAAGAATCGGGTACGAGAACTAGCAAATGAGGGCTTAAAAGTGATAACAACGCATCCTACAGGGTATGTTCCAAGCACTTTAGAGAGCCATTACACGGTCACAGACATAGGCGTTTTATCAAAAGGAGTGCAATGTATTGAAGGTGTTGATACTGGTCCTATGTGGACTACGCACAATATCTTCAATCAAGACAAGGTGTTATCTCGTTTGATCTACACCAACGCCTCTGATAGTTTTGATTTATCGAAGAATGTCATCGTTAAACAAAGTCTAGAAAACTGAAATTTTTTTTGGGGTGGTTCGGGAGAGGGGTACGCACTCCACCAAGTCCAGTCCCATGCACTTGCCAACAATGGGATGGTTTTAGCTTGTGATGACTGTCAGCCAATCCAATTCCAATCCTAAGCGATTACTGGTGATGACTGCGTGTAATGACAGGTCGACCCTTATCAATTATGTAAAGCAACAGAGGGGAGAGAGTAGTCTATCTCTGACTCTGTCCCTTTATCGTTTCACATATCTATACATCTATTTACTAAGCTACTATACAAACAATAGAAGATAGCTAATAGGTCTATATAGACAATAGAAACATTCTATATAGAACTATTATAGCTATGCCGATAGTATCAGACTATTGGTTTTAAAACAACGATAGAAATATTTATTTCTATAACTGTTTACATTAGAATGATTAGTATGATTATAATTGCTACATAGCTTACATAGCTATGCAACCTAACTAAGGAGATTTATATGGAATACATCAACGATTTTGAATATGTTACAGAAGATGGTTGGCTTATTACTGAAGAAATGTATAACCAAATCAAGGACATATGCCCTGTTCTCAACCCTGGGGAGATTTTAAGGTTAGTTGATTTAATGAAATCAGATCAGATTCACCGATAAGATCGAAACACCCGCGAAGGGTGTCTAGGTGTCATGCACCTACTGACGAGATCGTATTACCTAAATTAAAAGGAATCAACATGGAAATCAAATCAAACTTATGCAGCAACGCAACTCGCAAGATCGGGCTGCTTATCACTCAAGCATCTGTTCTAGGTATGGATTTGTCAGGCTTTGGCGTAGTTGATGAAAACACTACTAGCGGTAATGTTTACTTATGGCTAGAGGACTATCCTTTTACGCTTTACATTGGTTTGGGATCAGACAGAATTTATGCTTCTTGGTCAAATCCTGACAATGGTGATGAGGAAGAAATCGAAGTCACTGAAGGCATGGGCTTTGATTACTTGATCCAATGGTGTGATGAACTCGATTATGACTATATCAATCAAGAGGAAGCCTAATCATGTCTAAACAGGATAAATACGCTGCTTATTGCTACTGGTGCGCTAAACAAGGGATAACCGCTTTATCTTTCAACGCTTGGAGTTTTACTGTTAAAAAAGGAGTTTTATATGTCTAAAAAACTATATAGGGTTGTAGCTTCTCAATTGGTGTATCACGAAACCTTTATTGAAGCAGATAGCGCAGAGCAAGCAGAGGAGCTTGTTTGGGAAAATGAAGCAGATTGGAACGAATTTGCGTATGGTGATTGGGAATTAGAAGATGTCGAACAATCTAAGGAAAGGGCTTAAGAATGTATAGAGAAGATACCCCGTTTGAAAAGTTCCTCATGGTTCTATCTATGATCCTTGCATTAGCCCTTATTTGGGTTGCTATGCTATTTTAATCAGTTAGTTAAGGGGTAAGTATTACCAAGCGTAAGAAAACCCCTTAAAAGCTCTCTATTCAATTTATGACTATTTGGCAAATTGCTAAGCACCAGAACCGCTTTAGGCGGTTATCTGCAAAAAATGCAGGTAGCTATCGTTTATCGGGTGATTGCTTAACTAAAGCGGTGCTGTCCTGTCAAGGTCCGCCAGATACTAGCCAATCTCGTTTATTCCCTTTGGTGCTACACCATGCGGGAGAGCTGGTTCAAAGCTCCGTAGTGCTAAGGGCTGAACCAAAGAAAAAGGGCTTTGTAGATAGCTTTATGCTGAAACGGCTTAAAAAGTGCCTCTTTTTTCACTTTCTAAACCCACAAAACCATCTACAAAACCCTGATCGAGTGTTTCAGTCCTCAACGATCAGAATTAAACCACAGTTTTTTTAACCATGCAAGCGTAGTTATTTTTACCACGCTTTAACCACAGAGAAAGAAAGGTATTACGCACATGAGCAAAGCAGATGACGATGCAGCAAAGTGGATGGAGGCTAACGCCAAGTGGCAGAGGCGGGAATTGTATAAGGCAAAGGAAACTGGCACGCCTTATTACATCAACGCCCAAGGGGATGTCATTACCTATGATCCTGAAGTGGCAAGAGATACCCTGATTGATATTGCCAAGCAATTACAAGAAAAGATGGATGAGAAAGCAAAGGAGGTGGTATTTGGCATAAAACCAACACCTAATAAATAAATTGCACTAATCTAAATAATGTAGTAATGTTGTAATTGTAGTAACTATAAACCTAACTATTAATTTAAGGACAATTCGCTATGAAGTATTGCATTGATTGCAAGCACCTATCAGGTCAAGATTGCCACGCACCTGAAATACCCCGTCACATGGTCACAGGGGAAAAACAAAACTGGACAGCCCTACACGCACGCAACTTACCTATTACAGGTTGTGGAGAGGAAGCTAAATGGTTCGAGGCTAAAGAGTTTGAGCCAGTTAATGAACAAGAGGCGGATCTTGATGATCTATCCGCAATTCCATTTGGGAGATAAGCAATGACAAACAAAAGACCAGTAGGTAGACCAAAGGGATCTCAAAATAAGCCCAAGTTCCCAGTTCCAAAAGGTAAGAAATTAACCTTTGATGAGCTAAACAAGGCTTCAGAGATTGCAGGGCTAAAGGCTTTGGTATCACGCCAAGATGACCAGATCATTCAGATGTGCGATGACATAGCCCAAGGCAAGAAAGAGATTGAATCGCTAAATGAGGAAATATCTCTATTGCAAACCCGTATTGATAACTATCGCCAGATCATTATGACTCTAATGGAGGTAACAGAATGAACGATCAAGCAGATTTCACGCCTCAGGTGCGTAACAGTGCTATCTGGTCAGGAGATTCCCGCAAGGTAGCCAATGGCAAGATGGTTGATGTCATCTTGGAAAAGCAAGGTAAGAAACCCCTGCCAGACTTATCAGACATTGAAGCTGTGCAAATGGGTCATGTCATGCAGCCTGTCATTGGCAGATTGGCACAACAAAAGCTGGGAATTGAATTAAAGGATGCTGATTATGCTCTTGCTCATCCAAAAAATGAGTGGTTTCGCAGTCATTTTGATTTCGTTAGTGCTAGTGGCGATACAGTTCTTGTCGAGGCAAAGAATTACAACGCAGCGGTACGCAGCAAGTTTGATCCTGATACCAATAGGATTCCTGCTGCTGACTACGCCCAATTGGTTCACGAGGCTGCTTGTCATGGTGTTAATCGTATCTTTTTGGCAGTGCTATTTGGTGGACAAGAGTTTCACACCTTTGAATTTAATATTAGTGATGCTGAAAAGGATGATCTCATTAAGAAGATGGCGCAGGTTTGGGGTCATGTCAAAGCAGGAACGACACCACCAGCGGAAACCATTGAGCAAACCAAGATCATCTACCCTGAAAGCGGTACTGGAGTCATTACGGCTACGCAGCAGGTTGAGATGGCTGTCGCTTTCCTTAAAGATATTAAGAATCAAATTAAGAATTTGGAAGCTGCTGGGGAAGATGTAGAAGTTCAGATTAGAAATCTCATAGGAGATAACCAAGAGATCAGGTCAATAGATGGTACTACCTTAGTTACTTGGAAGTCCTCTAAAGGCTCTAAACGCTTCTCAGCAGAGTTATTTAAACAAGGTATGCCTGATATTTATGAGAAGTTTGTCGTAGATGTTCCAGGATCACGGAGATTTTTACTGAAATGAAAATATCTTTAGTTTCGGATGAATACTATCCTTTTTATAGTTTGGTAGAAAAAAAGCCATCATTTACCACCCCAATGGTTGAAGTGAATGAGCTTGAATATCTTAAATATCAGCAAGTTATGAAGGATTTTGAAGAGGTGCAAGATTGGCTTCATAACATATATCTTGAGGCTTACAAATGAATAACTTAGATCTAGCAGTTTGGTTGATGACTATTTCTAGCGTCATTGACACCATTATTTCTCTGAAGGAGATATTAGTATGAAAGATATTCCAGAATACGAAGGGCTTTATGCAGTTACTGAGGATGGTCAGGTTTGGACATATCCTAATTACATTCATAACGGAAGATTTTTAAAGTCATCTGTAACAAAGTATGGCTATGAACAGGTTGTTTTATCTAAAAATGGAAAAACAAAACACTTTTATGTTCATCGTCTTGTTGCTCAGGTTTACTTGTTGCAAGACGAAAACAGAAATCATGTGAATCATAAAAATGGAGTTAAGACTGATAACAGGGCATCAAACCTTGAATGGGTAACACCATCTG